CGGAAGATATTTCCCACAAAATCCAGTCATTTATGCGCAGATTACAGCATCATCCCTCTGCCGTTTCCTGTTTCTTCCTCCACCCTTCGCTTTCCTATCTTTTGCTGCAGAAGTAATAGTCGGCGGCGCGACCATCTACATCCCGAAGCCCGAGAGCCTCACCCGCCCCGTCCGTGACGCCCACATCAAAGCCGAGTTCAACGGCTACAATCACCCGGAGCTCGCCCGGAAGTACGGCGTCACAGAGCGATGGGTTCGGCAGCTATGCGGCCCCGGGCAGACGGAGGGACAGATCGAGCTTTTTGAGTTGCTGGAAGGCATGACGGGCACAGATGGAAACAACCTCTCTTAGAAGTGCTTCATATGTAAACTTCATAAGACACCCGCTACACTAAGAGTAGAAGCTCCGCTTCTACTCTTATTTTTTGCCAAAAGGAGGCGGTAGAAAAATGGACATGGAGATCATCACCAGCGCAGCGAGCACCGCGCTCGCGAACATCGTCCTCGCCGTGATCGCCCTCGCCGGGGCCTATGCGGTCTACTACATCCGCCTCGCCGGGGCCCAGATCAAGGCCCAGACGCGGCAGATCGAGGACAAGACGGCCCGGGAGCTCCTCGAGAACGCTCTCGACGACGTCGTCAACCTCGCTACGGTCTCGGTCAATGCCATGGAGCAGACCACGGCCCAGGCTGTCCGGGACAAGGTGAAGGAGGGCAAGATCGACCGGGAGGAGCTGCTCAAGCTCGGGCGGGATGTCTTCCGGGAGGTCAAGAAGGCGATCGCGCCGGAGGCCCAGGAGGTCATCACGAAGAACCTCGGCAGCTTCGACGCCTACTTGACGAAGTGCATCGAGGACGCCGTCCTCAAGGTCAAGCGGGGCGACCCCTACCTCACCCTCTCCGGGGAGCTGCTGGAAGGCATCCAGGAGGCACAGACACCCGCGCCCGCCCCCGGGCAGTAAAGGAGGGACCCACCATGGACGGAGCTACTATTGCGATGTTCGTCTTCCAGACGGTCATCACGGCGATCATCGGCATCGCCTCGTAAGGGGTCAAGAACGCGATCGGCGAGATCAAGGCGGCGATCTCCAAGCTCGAGACGAGCGACAAGGAGAACGCCGCCGAGATCGCCAAGATCGCCCAAGACCTCAACGATCTCAAGGCAGACCTCCCGCTCATTTACGTCACCCGGGAGGACTTCATCCGGGTGAGCAACAACATCGACAACAAACTCGATCGCCTCCTCTACAGGAGCGAGCGGAAGGAGGAATAGAAAACTATGGCAATTTACGACGAGCTCACCGAGCAGGAGATCAAGCAGAACAAGGCCATCCGGGGCTACATCGTCCGGGCCCTGGCTAAGGGGGCGAAGAACTCGCTCCTCGTCCGGCATATCACGAACGCGCTCCTCGCGGACAACCTCATCACCGTCCCCGACATCTCGAAGCAGCTTTCCTATTTGGAGGACGGCGGCTACATTGAGTTTACGGACACCCGGGCGAACGCCTACAACGCCTACCGCCGCGACGCCGTCATTCAGCTCACGAAGGCGGGGGTCGATGTCTAAAGGCGAGCGCCGAAGGACGCGGGTGAGCTCGACGGTCGACAAGCTCCCGGACGAGATCAAGGTGGAGTTCGACCTTCGCCTCGCGGACACGGCGAACACCTACGAGGAGCTCTCTGCGTGGCTCAAGGAGGAGGGCTTCGAGATCAGCAAGTCGGCAATCGGGCGCTATGCTATCCGCAGCACACAGGCAGCGCAGCGCGTCGCCGAGACCCTACAGCGCACCCAAGCGATCGCCCAGGCGGTCGAAGCTCACCCCGACCTCGACTACACGAAGGCGGCGTCGATGGTTCTCATGGACGGCCTGATGCAGCGGGTCAGCACAGCGGAGGACGACTTCGCGGAGATGCCGCTCGACAAGGCCGGGCGGCTCATCGCCTCCCTGTCCCGAAACGCCACCTATGAGAAGCGCGTCCGGCAGGAGATGAAGAAGAAGGCGGAGCTCGCCTTTGAGCAGCTCGAGGCCGAGCTCATGGCGGCGATCAAGCAGCACCCCGAACTCGTGGGAGAGCTGCACGACGTCCTCTCGAGGGCGAGGGAGAAGGTGCTCTCCGATGCCGATTGATCTCAAGGAATACCTCGAACGGCTCGAGGAGCCGGAAGACCGCGAAGCGGTCGCAAACAGCGAATACCAACGCGAACTATTTGAGGAGTACGTCCAGCGCGGGGACAACTTCCCCCAGCTCCGGGCGCAGCTCCTCGAGGACTTCCGGGGCGGGGCCCCGCTCACAGGCCCGCAAGGGCTACGGAAGCAGCTCGGGGCGATCGACCTCGGCTACTTCGGGCGGGCCTACCTCGCCCACTACTTCGTGAGGCCCTCGCCCCCGTTTCACGAGGAGCTCGACCGCATCTTCCGTGACGGCGTCATGAAGGGGATGAACCCCCTCACGGACGCGAAGGCGATCAGTCGGGCAAACGGATGCCGGAGAGCGGTCGAGGCTCCTCGAGGCCACGCAAAGAGTACGACCTTCACCTTCAAGGACTCGCTGCACTCCTCCGTCTACGGCTACAAGCACTACGAGATTATCCTCTCGGACAGCTCGGAACAGGCCGAGGGCTTCCTCAACGACCTCAAGACGGAGCTCGAGGAGAACGCGGCACTCCGGGAGGACTTCGGGGAGCTCAAGGGCCGGGTCTGGAAGGCGTCGGTCATCCTCCTCTCGAACGGCGTCAAGATCGAGGCGCTGGGCGCGGGGAAGAAGATCAGAGGCCGACGCCACAAACAATGGCGTCCCGACCTCATCCTATGCGACGATCTCGAGAACGACGAGAACGTCAACACGCCGGAGCAGCGGAAGAAGCTCCGGGACTGGTTCTATAAGGCCGTAAGTAAGGCGGGCGACACCTACACGGACATCGTCTATATAGGGACGCTCCTCCACTACGACGCCCTCCTCGCCAACGTGGCGAAGAACCCCGAGTATGTGACGGCCCGCTACAAGGGCGTCATCTCCTTCGCCACTCATACGGAACTATGGGAGGCGTGGGATCGCATCTACACCGACCTCGAGAACCCGGCGCACCAACAGGACGCCGAGGCGTTCTTCAAGGCCAACGAGGCCGAGATGCTGGAAGGCACGGCGGTCTTGTGGGAGGAGAAGCTCCCCTACTATGCCCTCATGGTTATGAGAATATCCGAGGGCGAGGCGTCCTTCTCCTCTGAAATCCAGAACGAGCCCATCGACCCCGAGAACTGCGCCTTCGCCGAGGAGTGGTTCGACTACTATGACGATGACGGGAAGACCGTCCCGGACTTCTCCGAGTCGCGGTTCATCTTCGTGGGGGCGAACGACCCCTCCCTGGGGAAGAACCGCAAGAGCGACACCTCGGCGATCATCGGCATCGCGAAGGACACCTCCTCGGGCTACCTCTACGTCGTGATCGCCGACATAGCGAAGCGGAAGCCGGACAAGATCATCGACGACGCCCTGGACGACTCCCGGAGGCTCCGGCGCGAGTACAAGAAGCCCTTCTACAAGTTCGGCGTCGAGGCGGTTCAGTTTCAATACTACTTCGCCGAGATCATGCGGCAGCGGGCGGCGGAGTGCGGCGAGTATCTCCCCATCGAGGAGATCAACAGCGTCCAGAACAAGGACGCCCGCATCCAGAGCTTGCAGCCGTTCGTCAAAAATGGCTATCTCAAGTTTTCCAAGAAACACAAGACACTAATCGACCAGATGCTCAAGTACCCCATGGGGAAGAACGACGACGCGCCCGACGCCTTGCAGATGGCGGTCGCGCTGGCCCTCTCCGTGAAGGTGGGGCGGAAGGTCGACTATAAATCAGTTTTAGGCCGCGCCGTGAAGTTCCGGCGCGGGGCCTACTAAGGAGGCGGGGCCATGTCAAGGAAGACCAACAGGCGGCAGCAGAACAGGCAGCAAGCGCCCCCGCAGCACCGTCCGGACACGCGGGAGGTCGCCGTCGCCCAGGTAACGGACAAATACAGCGACTACCCCTCGAACGGGCTCACCCCCGTCAAGCTCGCCGAGATATTCAAGGAGGCCGACGCGGGCGACATCCTCCGGCAAGCGGAGCTCTTTGAGGAGATGGAGGAAAAAGACCCGCATCTCTTTTCACAGCTCCAAACCCGGAAGAACGCGGTCACGGGCCTGGACTTCGAGATCATCCCCTTCGACTCGGACGACGAGAGGGACAAGGAGATCGCGGAGTTCGTCGAGGCGCAGATCAACGGCATCGAAGGGCTCGAGGACATCATGCTTGACCTCCTGGACGCGATCGGGAAGGGCTTCGCCGTCTCTGAAATCATGTGGGCCTACGAGGGCGGGCGGGTCGTCGTGAGCGACATCCGCTCCCGCTATCAGAAGCGTTTCTTCTGGGACAGCGAGGACGCCTTCCGGGTCAGGACGGACGAGGCCCCCGAGGGGATGGAGCTCCCGAAGAACAAGTTCATCCTCCACCGCTACAAGGCCCGCAGCGGGCACCCGTCCCGGGCCGGAGTCCTCCGCGTGGTCGCCTGGATGTACCTGTTCAAGAACTACACCCTCAAGGACTGGGTCGCGTTCTGTGAGGTCTACGGGATGCCGCTCCGCCTGGGCAAGTATCAGCCGGGGGCCAGTGAGGACGACAAGCAGGCCCTCATGCAAGCCCTCGCCCAGATCGGCGCGGACGCGGCGGGCATTTTCCCGGACGGGACGACGATCGAGTTCGTGAACACGGAGAAGGCCAGCTCGACCGACCTCTATGAGCGGCTCGCCCGCTACTGCGACGAACAGGTCAGCAAGGCCATACTCGGGCAGACCCTCACCTCGGACAGCGGCGGCGGCAACTACGCCCAGAGCAAGACGCACAACGACGTCCGCCACGACCTCACCGTCGCCGACTGCAAGGCCCTCGCCGCCACGCTCCGGCGCGACCTCATCCGGCCCCTCGTCCTGTTTAACTTCGGAGACGACACCCGCGTCCCCTATATCCGCTTTGACGCGGAGGAGTCGGAAGACCTCGAGCAGACGGCGAACATCATCGGCACCCTCATCGAGAAGACGGGGCTCAAAGTCCCGACCTCGTATATTTACAAGAAGTTCTCCATCCCAAAGCCGGAGGGCGGCGAGGAGATCGCGCAGACGCCCCAGCAGAACGCAGGCTTCGGGGGCCTCCCCTTCAAGCAGACGCCGCCCATGAGCGCGATCAGCCTCAAGGCCGGGGATGAACCGGGCCACGGAACGCAGGAGCGCGTCGATCTCCTTGCAGACGTCGCCATCAAGAAAAGCGCGGGCACCTTCAAGAAGGCGTTCGGCCCCGTTCTCAAATTGCTCGAGAAGGCCGAGAGCCTCGAGGAGTTCCGGGACATGATGGAGGACACCGACACCGTCGCCGCCGTCTTCAAGGAGATGGACGTCACCGACGTCGAGGAGCTGCTTCAAAAGGTCATGATCTACGCCGACCTCGAGGGGAGGGCGCTCGAACATGGACGGAATTGAGAGCGTATTCTCCCGGAAGGACATGACCTTCGAGGAGGCCGTCGACTACTTCAAGGGCCGCGTCCCGGTCACGGCGGAGGTCTTCTACCGCATCGCCGAGCAATACCGGGGCCTCGCCTTCACCGTCTCCGGCTACACGAAGGCGCAAATCCTCAAGCGGTTCTATGACGAGATACTCGCCGCCCTGGAAGACGGGAACACCTTCTCGGAGTTCAGGCGGAACATGAACGACTTCCTCAAGGCCGAGGGCTACGAGGGGCTCGACCCCCTGCAAGCCGACCTTATCTTCCGCACCAACATACAGACGGCCTACAACGTGGGCCACTACGAACAGATGACAGACCCGGGCGTCATGAAGCTCCGCCCCTTTTGGCAGTATGACGCCGTCAACGACACGCACACCCGCCCGAGCCATCTCGCCATGGACGGGAAGATATTCCCGGCAGATCATCCCGTCTGGAATACCTGGTTCCCCCCGAACGGCTTCCGATGCCGCTGCACCGTGCGGACGCTCTCGAAGCGGCAAGTCGAGGCCCGGGAGCTCAAGGTCGAGGACAAGTTCCCGGCGATTGCCCCCGACCCCCACTTCGGCACCAACCCGGCGAAGGTGAAGTTCTCCCCCGACCTCAAAGGCTACCCCGACGCGCTCGTGAAGGCATACCAAAACCGGGAAAAGGAGAACACCCCGCCATAAGCCCATAGAGGGGCCCAGGAAGCGCGAGGGGCGTCGGGAGGGTAATTTTACGAGGTAGGCAAGAACGGGCCGTTATAACGCCTCTTAACGGCGTTACAGACGGCAACACGACGCAGACGAAGGAGGACAAGAGCAGATGCACGACTTTCTCACCCTCAAGAGCAAGGAGATGGAGGTCGGAGGAGCGCCGGAGGTCATCTCCGTCCTTCCCCTGGGCCACGTCAAAAGCGCGAAGGGGGAGTTCGACGTCGACGGGGAGAGCTTCTCCGCCATGAAGGCGCAGATCGCCCAGCGCGGCGTCGACCTCGTTGTCGACTATGAGCACCAGACCCTCACCGGGGAACAGGCCCCCGCCGCCGGATGGGTCAAGGAGCTCTTTCTCGACGACGGGCAGATCAAGGCGCGGGTCGAGTGGACGGACAGGGCGAAGGCATACCTTGAGAACCGGGAGTACCGCTACCTCTCCCCGGTCATCACCGTCCGCAAGACCGACAGCAAGGCGATGGGCCTCCACTCGATCGCCCTCACCAACACCCCGGCGATCGAACACATGGAGGCGATCGTCAACTCACTCAATTTTGAAGGAGGACAAAACACTATGAACGAGTTCATGAAGAAGCTCGCGGCGCTGCTGGGCCTGGGCGAGGACGCCACGGAGGAACAGGTCGCCGAGGCGCTCAAGGCTTGCGTTGAGGAGAACAAGAGCCTCAAGGAGAGCGCCGCCGAGGCCGCGAAGCAGCAGCCCGCCGAGGACGACAAGGTCGTCGCGAACAAAGCGGTCTGTGAGCTGCTGGGCCTCAAGGCCGGAGCGGCGACCGCCGACGTGGCGGCGGCGATCATGGCCCTCAAGGGCGTCAACATCGGCGGCGTCAACCTCGTGGAGCAGGTCAAGAGCCTGGAAGCGAAGCTCGCCGACCGGGACGCCGAGGAGGCCGTTGAGCTGGCCCTCAAGGCGGGCAAGATCACTCCGGCGCAGCGGGAGTGGGCGAAGGGCTACGCCCTCAAGAGCCTGGACGATTTCCGGGGGTTTGTTGAGAAGGCCCCCCAGGTCGTGCCCATGGGCACCGTGGGCGGCTCCGAGCCCCTGGCTCTCAAGAATGAGGAGCTCGACGAGGCGACGCTCCTCGTCTGCAAGCAGCTCGGCATCAGCGCCGAGGACGTCAAGAAGTACGGAATGAAGGGAGAGTAAGACCATGGCAAAACTGGCAGCACCGAGAGACACCAATGAGATCGCGAGCGGCGCGACCTCGATCGTGCTCCCCGTCAAGGGGGCGACCACGATCTTCCAGGGCTCCATCGTCGTGATCGACGCGGACGGCTACGCCATCCCCGGCAAGAAAGCGGCGTCGCTTAAGGCGGCGGGCCGGGCCGAGGAGACCGTCGAGAACACCGGGAAGGACGGCGAGACCGTCGTCCGGGTAAAGCGGGGCGTCTTCGTCTTCGACAACAGCGCCACCGCCGCGAACAAGGTCGGCCCCGCCGACATCCTGGGCCCGTGCTATATCGAGGACGATCAGACCGTCACCAAGGCCGCGACGGGCGCATCCGTGGCTGGCCTCGTCGTCCGGGTAGACGACGAAGGCGTCGCCGTGGAGATGGGCTTCGGCTATACCGCCCCCGCCGTATCCTGACATCCGAAAATAGGAGGAATTAGATCATGATTGTCAATCCCCAGAATTTGAGGGGCATCTATGTCGGGTTTAACACCCTGTTCAACAAGGCCCTCAACACCGTCGAGCCGCTCTACAAGCAGATCGCCACCGTCACCCCGTCCACCACGGACGCCGAAACCTACGCCTGGCTCGGGGACATCCCTGGAATGAGGGAGTGGATCGGCGACCGCGAAATCCAGAACCTCGCCGCCTCCGGCTACGTTATCAAGAACAGGGACTTCGAGCTCACGGTCGGCATTGACCGGAACGCGATCGAGGACGACAAGATCAGCCTCTACAACCCCTCGATCGAGATGCTCGCCCAGTCCGCCGCCATGCACCCCGACGAGCTCGTCTTCGCGCTACTGGCCTCCGGCTTCTCCGCGAAGTGCTACGACGGGAAGCCCTTCTTCTCCGATGCCCATCAGGTCGGCAAGAACACCGTCTCCAACAAGGGCACCGCGCAGCTCTCCCTTGAGGCGTACATCGCGGCCCGGGCGGGTATGATGAGCCTCACCAACGCGAAGGGCCGGGCGCTGAACATCGTCCCCGACCTCCTCGTCGTCCCGCCCGCCCTCGAGGCGAAGGCCCGGGACATCCTCGTCGCCGACTTCATCAACGGCAGCAGGAACACGATGCAGGGCACCGCGAAGCCCCTCGTCGTCCCCCAGCTCGCCGGGCACGACTCCGCGTGGTTCTTGCTCTCCACCTCCCGCCCCCTCAAGCCCCTCATCTACCAGGAGCGGAAGAAGGCGAAGTTCGTGAGCAAGACCGCCGAGACCGACGACAACGTCTTCATGAAGAAGCAGTTCCTCTACGGCGCAGACAGCCGGGGGAACGCAGGCTTCGGGTTCTGGCAGATGGCCTACGGCAGCGACGGCAGCGCCAAGGGTTAAGCCCCGCATAAGGAGGGAGCTCCATGGGCTACAGCACAAGGGCCGAAGTCCGTGAAATGCTCAAGGACGACGCCCTCAACGCCATCATCGGCGACACCTTCGAGGAGGACGAGGCCGAGCGTGAGGCGAAGATCGGGCCTATTATCGACATGGCGATCGGCGACGCCGAGATCGACGGCTACCTCGCCAAAC